AACGCCCGCCTCTGACTCCATGAGCCACGCCCGCGTCACAAAACTCATTGCGTGTGCGATCCTCGCCGCGTCTTGGGCTGCTCTTGCGGCTGGGTGCGTCACGCTTGGCTACGACTTCATTAAGCAGCAGGCCACCGTCACGTTCGACGCGAAGACCGTCAAAGAGCCAACCAAGTGATCCCCAAGAGCCGACCACAACAAAAGCGCGACGAGACGCTGAAGCAGCTCAAGGCTGCCAACGTCAGCGATCCAGTGTGCTTGGTCGGCATTCGTGGCTACTACCGGGACAGCATGGGAGCCAAGGGCAAGCAGGATCGCGGAATCTATGACGACGCCATTATCCTCGTCTCGCCCAACGCGCACGTTGCCTTCAACGCAAACGTCGATCCGGCCCGCTACGGCATCAACCCAAAGATCGGCAAAGGCTACGCATCGCTCAAGTCCGGTGTCTACCGCTACCGACTGGGCAAGCACGGCATTCGGAGCGGCAACCCTTACAAAGCTCTGGTGCAGGGCGATGCGGTCACCGTCCAACGCGACGGCGGCAACGAAGAGACCGGCTTTTTCGGCATCAATATCCATCGCGGCGGAATCACCCGCACCAACAGCGAAGGCTGCCAGACCCTGCCGCCCGCCCAGTGGCCCGCCTTCATCTCGCTCGTTGAGTCCGAGATGAAAAGGAACAACGCGAAGACCGTCAGCTACGTCCTGACCAGCCGGAAGGACGCTGCCTAATGGCATTAGAAAGTCCAGTCCAGCGCGACGGCGACAACGGCTTCATCGGCTTCGCCAGCCGCTTGAACCCGCTGACGTTACCCGCAGGCATGTTGCAAGACTCAGTCAACATGCGCTTGGACAGGGGCGTCGCACAAACCCGCAAGGGCAGCAAGCGCCTCACCGACACGATCGGCACGACCGGCGCTCCGCTGACTTTGGATTTCACCCTCGGCACCGACAAGACCGTCACCTCGATCACCCGCGCCTCGACAACGGCCACCGTCACCGCCACCGCCCACGGATTCACGACCGGCGACCAAGTGAACATCCGCGGCGCCGTGCAGACGGACTACAACGGCGACTTCATCGTCACCGTGACGGACGCCAACACTTTCACCTACACCGTGAGCGGAAGCCCCGCGACACCGGCCACCGGCACCATCGTCGCCAATAACGGCCCCGAAGTCCGCGACAGCTACGAGGGCGGACTGTATGCCGCCGGAGTGTTCGCCAGCCAGAACTACGAAAACGCGGCGGAATACATCGTGCTTGCTGGCAACGACCAAGCGTGGCTTTGGCGCGACGGAGCCTCGCCGGTCATTAAGAATTACCCGACCAGCCCCGATGAGCGCATTGAGGGAACCGATACCGTAAGCATCGTGCAGGCGTTTGACCGACTTTACATCCTGCGCGAGGCCGCCCGCGCCGGAGCCTACGCAGAGAAGCTGACAAACTCTTCCGGTATCACCGTGTCGTCCACTACGGCCACGGTGAACGTCAACGCTCACGGCTATCCCGAAGGCGCCACCGTTCGCATCGAAGGATCTACAACGCCCGCCTTTGACGGCCATGAGTTCCGCGTGCTTGGCACCAACCTCAATACCGATTCGTTTGAGATTACCGTTCCATCCGGCACCGCAACGCATGCCGCCGCGACCATCAAGGTCCGCCGAGTAAAACCACCTTTATTTTGGGACGGAGGCAGCGGCGGCTTCGTCCGCGCCACCGCAGGCGTTCCGGCCGAAGGCGTCACCTACACCCGCATGCCATCGGTCGGATGGGCCAGCTACCACAACAACCGCCTTTGGATCGCCAAGACCCGCGACACGGTCGGCATCAGCGATGTTCTTGACCCTGACCTCTACGATCCATTCTGGAACAGCTTCCGCGCCGGAGCCGGAGGCGATGACCGCATTGTCGCCGTGCATCCTTGGGTCGAAGGCCAAGCCCTCGTCTTCTGCCGCAAGAGCATCTGGCTCGCCACGCTCAATCAATTTGCCTCAACCGATGGCAGCGACTTCAGCGTAGACACTCCGGTGTCACAGCTCACGCTCCTGACCAACGAGATCGGATGCAGCGCCCGCAACACGATTGTAACCGCAGGCTCGTTTGTTTTCTTCCTCAGTGACGCCGGTATTTACCGCCTCGACAGCCGCCTCGATCTTAAACTTCGCGGCGACACCAAACCCCTCTCGGAACCAATCGCCGACCTGTTCAGCCAAGTGGTTCAGTCCCGCGTAGAGCGCAGCGCCTTTGGCATCTGGCACAGCAATCGCTATCTCGTTGCCCTCCCAACCAGCGCCGACCCGCTCGACGGCAACCAGTTGGTGGTTGCTTGGAACGCCTTAACGGACACTTGGGAATACCGCGACATCTATCCGAGCAGCGCCAGCGCCAACCAGATCCTTGTCGGCACCTACGACAACCAACGCCGCGTCTTCTCAGTTCCACGCTCAGGCAACCTCTACCTGCTGGAAGAAGAGGGCACTGCCGTGGACGCCAATGCGGCGAGCAGCTTGATTGGAAGCAACCCCATCACCGGCAGCATCAAGACCCGCCGTTACGACTTTGGCGACATGCACAGCAAGCGATTCCTTCGCACGATCGCCGATGTGGTCATTCCGGCAGGCGCCAGTGTCAGCACCAAGATAAAGACCATCAACCCCGACACCGAAACAACGGTCGGCACGCTGACCAATAGCACCAGTGGCGTGGAAGACTACAACATGAAGAGTCCGGTGCGCTACAAGGCGCATAGCGCCGAAGTCATTTACGAAACATCCGGCGGGCGGCCGGAAATCCGCAGCGCCAGCATCGAAGCCTCGCCGAAATCTCTACCGCCCACGGAAACACGCTCTGCCGCCTAACCCTCAACTTCTCAACCCTCAACTCTCAACTACCCTATGGCCTCCTACGCATACACATTCACCAGCGGCGACACCGTCACCCCGACCAAGCTCAACAACGCCCGCACCGTCAGCGAGATCGTCAACGCTGACATTAAGAGCGATGCGGCTATCGCTGGCAGCAAGTTGGCAGATGGCGCCATCACCAACGCTAAGGTAGACGCCTCCGCAGCTATTGCTGGAACGAAGATTGCGCCAGCCTTTGGCTCCCAAAACATCACTGTCAGCGGCGGCGACCGCGCATTCACAAATACTGACAACTTTGCGCTGGTGTTTGCGACCAACAATACGGAGCGGATGCGGATTGATAACAGCGGCAATGTGGGGATTGGGACGAGTGCGCCACAGCAGCGACTTCATGTTCTCGGAAGCACCGCCAACACGCCAACATTTATTCGCGCCCAACACACCGCTACTGGAAACAGCTTTGATTATGCCGCGGTCAATGCTTTGGCGACTGGAGCAAGCGGAGGCATTTATAGCTGGGCAACCGGATCTGCTCGCGGCGGATCAACATGGGTTCAAACAGATAGCGCAATACCCTTAATTCTTGGAACCAATGACACCGAGCGCATGCGCATCGACGCCAGCGGCAATGTGGGGATTGGGACGACGGCACCTCAAACTAATCTTGATATTTTTGCAACGGGAGGAGGCAACCGAGTGCAGCTTCGGTCTTCAGCGATTACGACCGATTTCGGTATTACCAGCGCGAACGACGCATCATTGTTATACACCAGAACAAACCACCCGATTGTTTTCGGAACCAATGACACCGAACGCATGCGCATCGACGCCAGCGGGAATGTGCTGGTTGGAACCACATCCGCAGATGCAAAATTCCAAATCACTCAAACCTCAAACGGCGCGGGCGCTATTTACGCTACCGCAGCAGCAGGCCAAAATGGCAACGCATTTCTGTTTGGAATTGCAGGCGTCTGCAACGGCTACCAGATCACAAACGACGGATCAAACAACATAGCGCACATTTGGACTGGAACTGGTGGCAACGAACGCATGCGGATCGCGTCCAATGGGAATGTTGGGATCAATGATGCGGCGCCCGCCTACCATCTCGATGTCAACGGCGATGCAAACGTGACCGGCGTGTGGCGCGTAGATGACACGCAAGTAGTCACCAACCGCCGCACAGGATGGGCCGCGCCGACCGGAACGGCCACGCGGACAGCATTTGCGACTAGCACAGTGACCACGGCCCAGCTCGCCGAGCGCGTCAAGGCGCTCATCGACGACCTGACGACCCACGGACTCATCGGAGCCTAATCTATGAAACAACAACTCGCCGAACTGATCGAAGCCTACGCCGCCGCCCGCGCATCGGGTAGCCGGTTGCTGTTGGAATTTGCCGTAACTCAACTCAACGACTTCATGGCGAAGGTGGACGTGACGGAGATCAAAAAGGAAAGCGAATGATCGCATGGCAGAAGGCAAAACAATGGCAGGAGGACAACGACGCCACGGCGACTTTCGAGGAGTTGCTGGGGTGGCATCTATCGGCGGGCTATGTCTGGAGCAGTCCGAAGGTCTTCTTGTTGGCCAGCGAAGTGTGCTGGAATGCGGAGGATCAAGCCTTTGAAAGCGGCGAGCCTAACTGCTGGTTCGTGCGCCTGGCTGCTTCTGCTGGTCACGCAAATGCTGTTGGGGAGTTTTTGCGCGTGGCGCCGCGCCCGCACCAATGGGTCGGCTGGTATCGCCGTCAACAATTTGAACCACGGATTTACCGCTGGGATAAACTAATGAAGAAAGTAGGAGGAAAATAATATGGGTGGAGGAGGAAGACCGTCAGCACCGCCGCCGCAGCCAGTTCCGCCGCCACCGGCGCCGATTGACTACGACAAAATGGCCAACGCGAGTATTCGCGTGGCCCAAGCGCAATCTGCCGCCGAGGAGGCGGCAATTCGCCGACTGTATCCTGAGTATATCAACATGCAGTTTGGCACGGCTAACCAGCTTGCCAATAACCTCAACAACCAATACCTCGGCACGGCCCGCGACGTTATCAGCAACGAGCTGAACGCTGCGTCACGCTCCTCTGCGCTGGAGGATGCGATTCAGCGGCGGTCGGCCAACCAGTTTGCCTCCGGTCCCACGCTGGCCGACCGGCAGATCCTTGGACAAAGCATGATGGCGATGGGCCAACGAGCCGATCAGGTCGGTGGACCGAGTAATATTCGTGAGATTGCTTCTCAAGACGTTGGCGAAGGAACACTTGGCAACGCATTGATGCAGCAAGCAGTCGCCCGCGCCCAGAGTGGCGGGCGGCTTTCGTCTGAAGCGTCACGCGATGCCACCCAAGCGGCCCGCGCCGGTATGGCGGCACGAGGGATGGCGACAGGCAGCGCCGGATTGGCTGCCGAGATGCTCAACCGCGACCGCTTTGCCCGCGCCCGCCAAGCGGAGGACAATGCTTTCGCCAGTGCTGTGCAGGGGCAAGATGTGCAGCGCCAATTCAGCAACCAAGAAGCACGCATGCGTGCCGCCATGGCAAACCAGCAGCGCGACCAATCGCTCGGCGAGATGTCCATGCGTGCGCAGATGGCGAACCAAGCGGCGAACCAGAACCAGCTCGCACAAAACCGCGAGTTCATGCTGGTCGGGCGCGATGCCTTCAACGCTGCCGAGGATCGCCGGATGAATATGGCGCTGGGAGCAAACAACATGGATCTGGCGCGCAGGCAGCGGCGGATTGGTCTCAGCGGGATGTTTATGGAAACTGATCCGTATCGTCAGGCGCTCGGACCCGCCTTCGGTCTCGGAGGCGACACGCTGCGCACTTCGCAGGGGCAGGTCAGCAACATCTTTAACAACTCGCTGGCGCAATCCGGCAACGTAATGACCTTCAACACCAACATGGCGGCGAGCAACCGCAACGCCATCCTCAACAATAACGCCGCCATGCAGGCTGCAGCAATGCAGGCCGGTGCCCAGCAGAACGCGGGCATGATGGGGATGATCGGCAGCGGTGTGGGCGCGGCCGTGGGTATCGGCGCTATCGCAATCTAATGGATCTAATCAAAGAGACCTGTCGCAAGGTGGAGTGTTGGCTGAATCAATGCTCCAACCCTGTCGTCCTCTGGTCAGGCGGTAAGGACAGCACAGCGATGCTGCACCTCATACGCTACGAGGTCGGAGCCAAGCTGCCGGTGATCCAGTGGCGCGAGCCTCGGTTCCGTAGCCGCTACGCGCACAGCGACCGGCTGGCCAATGCGTGGGACTTGGAGATGTATGACTACGCTCCGCTGGACTACATGCTGACGGACGGCTTCGACATCGAGACCGGCGTCCCGCGCTTTGACTTTGTGAAGCTCTACCAGTTTGGACAAAAGGCGCTTGCCCTCTGCCTCGGCACTGAAGAGCCGAAGCCGGAAGAGCTGGCCAGCGGTCGCTACCTCTGCGGCTTGGACGCTTTGCGCCGGCCGACCGGGACGTTCAACTTCCCTTGGGACAGTGCGTTCCACGGCCAAAAGAGCGCCGACGTGGACTTGATCAAGGGCCATGTGCCGCTGGCGCAGGACGTTTTAGTGCAGGCCGGCGTGCCGACGCAATTCTACCCGATGCGCCACTGGAGCGATGCGGACGTGTGGGCTTACCTAGAAGCGGCCGGCGTGCCCAACGACGACACCCGCTACGAGAAGGTCGGCGGGACGTGGCAGCACAAGACGGACAAGGCGAACAACTCGGACTACTACCCGGTGTGCTGGAACTGCGTGAACCGCCACCTCGGCGACACGGTGTGGTGCCCCAAGAACTCATGCGAGACGAACAACATATCTCATCTGGCTCCCTATGTGGACCTGACGAGCGAGGCGCAGGGGTTCCGCCCGACGTGGCAAGATACGACTGTCAACGGTGTGGGGCATGCTGCGCTCACAAGTGGAGCTGGCCCGTCCTGCGACGAGACCGATCTGACGCTGTTGGCATCCCGCAATGGATGCTTAGAGATGACTACCCACTGATGAAGACAACGAACAGCAGATGCGTGGCGCTGACCGGCAAGGTCGGCTGCGAGGTTGGCTGCTCAATTTACAACAACCGACCGAACGCCTGCCGCGCGTTTGTGGCCGGATCAACCCTGTGCCGCGAGGCAAGAGCGGCGGCAGGAATTAAATAAGGAGGACACAATTATGTTTGGATATGCACCCACAGAAAACGATGAGAGCGGCCGGATACTTGGCCAAGGAATGGTCGGCGCAGCGCAGACTACGGCGAACGCCCAGGTGAAAATGGCTGATGACATTGGCAGCTCCCTAGTCAGCTTGGCCGGAGCCTTTGGCGACGCCGGCGAGCTGGCTTCCCAAGGTGATTCCGCTTACGAAGCCCTCGGCGCCATCGGCGAGATGTATCCCGGCATGAAGAGCACCTACGGCGCCCTCGGCAAGATGGACCCGCGGACGCGCCGGATGGCGTCCATGAGCATCCTTGATAACCTTGGTGCTGTCTCGCAGCTCGGGATTGCCGGCATGAACAATCAGACGCGGACGGCGCAGCAGGGGCTGACGGCCCGGATGCCGATGGCGCGGGTTGCTGCGGACGCGCAGGCCAAGGTCGCCGCAGGCCAAGGAACCGTGGGCATGCTGCAAAACGTTAACCTTGATTACGTCAAAGACCGCTAATATGCCTCCACGCAACCAACAGCCTCCATACCACCAAGACGAGGAGCCTCTCCCTGTCATGGACAACGGCATGTCGCTCGCCCAGCTTGAGGCTGGCGTGACCGATATGAACGGCGTCCCGGCCTACGAAGACGATTTGTCCGCCCCAGAGGAGATCCTCAACGACACGGCAGCGATGGAAGTGCCGGCGACTGGGATGTCTTTTGACTTCGGTTCGCTGCGCGTGCAAAGCCCCGAAGATTTCGATGCGCTGCCCGACGAGCAAAAGGAACTCCTTCGCGCCATCAAGCGCGGCATTCAGTTTACTCCCCAAGGCGCTGCCGAGTTTATCCTCAGTCAGCAAAAGTCACGCATGGAGCAAGACCGCAAGGTGGCCATGATGCAGGCCGACCCAGTTCGCCAAGAGCAGACGCGCAAGCTGAAGACCGAGGCGGATGTGCTGGAGGAAAGCCGCATGAAGGCGATGCGCAAGACCTTTGAGACGGCGTCCTACATGGATGACCTGCTGGAAAAGACCAAGACGCACCCTGGGCGGCAATACGCCACGGGCAAGAGTAGTATCTTGCCGAAGGTTCCCGGCACAGCGCCGGCGGACTTCCAAGTGCTGCTTGACCAGATCGGCGGACAGCAATTCTTGCAGGCGTTTGAAACGCTCAAGGGCGGCGGCCAGATCACCGAAGTGGAAGGACGCAAGGCGACCGAGGCCATGGCGCGGATGAATCCGCGGCAGAGCGAGGAGGCATTCCTGCAAGGCGTTAATGAGTTTCAATCGATCGTGCGTTCTGCCAAGGAGCGCGCCAACGCCAAGATCCAACCCCAAGATTCCCCATCAACGCCGGCCGCCCAAAGCGCGGCCCCGCGTCAGCGTAAAACAGTAGCAGGAGCAACCTACGAAAAAGGAGCTGACGGAAGATGGTACCAAGTTCGTTAGACGGATTAACCGACGAGCAGCTCGCCGAGCTGGAAGCGCAGCAGGGACAGCCGGAGATCACTACCGGGCTGGTGGATCGCCTTGCCGCATCCCCTGCTCCGGCTCAGGGATTCACCGATCAGCAGCTTGATGCGCTGCCAGCGCTGGCCTCTACGCCGTTTGCCCGCGAGCGTGGCATTGCCTTGCCGCCCGAAGCTCCCGCGGAGCCAGAGCCGATGACCGACTATGAGCTGAACCAGCTCGAGGAGGAGAACTACCGCCGCGTGGACTACATCATGCCGCAGGAGGAGTTCCGGCAGTATTGGACGCGACGCAAGGAGGAGAACAACGAGGTCGGACGCTTCATTGATGGTGTAGGCCAGGGTGCCGCAGCCATGATCGGCATGCTGCCGCAGGCCGCAACCGAGATCAACGAGATGCTGATCACGGGCGTCAAAGATCCGCTGCGCCAAGCTGAACGCAACATCCAGACCGGCGCGGAGATCGTCCGCAAGGCTGGCATCAACATGGTGCAGCTCTTCGACTGGGTCGGCAACAAGGCCAATGATGCGGCAACCTGGGCGAAGCGCCGAGGACTGAAGCAGCAGGCATTGGCCAAGCGCCTCGAGCAAGAAGGCAAGCTGACCGGCGATGAGCTGCGGGACGCAGACATTATTGCCGCGGCGGCCAGCGAGGCGGATGCGATGGAGCCAACGCCGGTGGAGGAGGAAGAGGATTTCGACAAGGCTTACGAGCGCTACCAGCGGGAGAAGGCGCTGGAGCAGGAGTTCGCGGGAGTCACAGACTTTCAGATCGGCGCCAGCAAGGTGAGCGCGCCGGCGGCGACCAAGGAGGCTTACCAGATTACCGACGAGCAGCCTGCGGAGACGCTTTCGATGCTCGGCTCCATGGTTGTCGATCCGGTCAATTTGATTCCGGTAGGTGCGGGCGCTTTGAGCAAGCTGCGCGTGCTTCGCCGTACAGCAACACTTGCCGGCGCTCCGCTTCGAGGCGTGCAGCGCGCGGCCGATGCCACGGCAGACCTCGCCGAGCGCGCAGAGTTTGGCATCAGCAGTCGCGTGCAGGACATCACTGGGCTGACCGCAAAACAGCAGGCGGCGCTTGGTGCCGGTGCGGCCGGTGCGGCGGTCTATGCGGATGCAGCGGGCGGCGGTGGAAATGTTACCGCGGCAGTCACGGCCATCGGCAGCGTGCTGCCCGGGCTGCGTTACGGCGGTGCGATCATCCGCAAGACCGGAGCGGCGGCCGGCGGTGCGGCGACCATCATCCGCGAGGCGGGTGTGGGCGGCATCGGCACGGCGCGAGCGGAAGCGGCGGCCGACTTGGCGCGCATGACGGCGATCCCTGAGCGCTACCGGAAATACTTTACAGGCTACGTTGACGGAACCGACAGCACACTCAAGCGTGTGGCGCAAGATGCTGGCAACCCGGAAGCGCTGCGCCGTGTGGCGCGCTTTGCCGACCGCGCTGGCGTGACCACAGCGGCCCGTCTGGCTGACGATGTGACGAGCGGGGCGTTGGCTGCTGGCATTACCGGAGCACCCTTTGCTGCATTGCAACCGGACGCCGAGCGCGCCGGTGAAGTGCTTGGCGGCATCATGGCCTTGGGCGGTGTGGCTGGAGTCGCTGGCAGTGTGGCTCGCCGTGGAGCTACAGAAGCGGACGCGGACATCGCCCGCATGATGGCTGACGTGTATGCGGTGGGCGGCAATGTGGATGCGTTTTCCGCGCTGCCTCACGCCTCACTGGACCGCATGGCGGCCATGCAGGGTGTGCTGGCAGGCAAAGTGGATTTTGTTCCTCTCAAGGCTGACGAATACCGGATGAACAAGGACGTGTCGGCGACCGGCGGCGAGCTGGCCGCGGGGCTGTTCCTCGAGAAGGACGCCAACGGACGCGCGCGGGTTTTCATCAATCTCGACGCCCGCAAGTCGGCCGGTGGCGTAGACGCTATTGCTCCGCATGAGATTGGCCATGCCATCCTGACGAGCAATGTCCTTGATGGGCAGCCGCGCAATGACCTGCGCAACCTAGTCAACCAGCAATACGGGCCGGACGGCGTGACCGCCCGCGGACGCGAGTATGTCGGGCGCCTTGTCGATGCCGACATCCAGAACGGCACAACCGGCGAGCTGCCGCAGGTGCTGACCGAGCAGGAGTTCCGCGACCTTGAGAGCGGCAACAAGTCGGCGGCGGACATTTCCAAGGCGCGCAAGCTGGAACCGAGCGAGCGGGAGAGGTTGATCAACGAGCGCTACGAGGAGCTGTCGCAGCGCAGCATTGAGCGTGGCGAAGATGCTCTGGACTGGGCGCGCGACGAGATCATCGCCGAGACATTTGCCAGCGAGGCGCCGGCCATTGACTTCCGCGCCATCCGCCGCGATGCGGCCTTCCCTCGCCTCGCCGAGTCAATGCTGGCTACCGGCGGGCGTGTGCTGGAGATGATGGGTGCGCGCTTGGACAGCGGCACCGGCAAGATGCTGGACAACCCGTCTGTCCTCTTCCGCGACAACCCGCTCTTCCAAGACCGCATCATGCAGAAGCGGGTGAAGGAATACGTCCGCGCCTACGATCAGTATCTGGTCGGCCTCGAGGAAGCCGGCAGTGCAACGCCCCGCGGAGTGGAGCTGGCGCGCAGCAGCCGCCCGGAGGACATGGCGCGCAGCACGCACGTCAAACTGCGGGATGAGGGCCGCGGCGTGTTGGAGAATGACTTCCTGTTCCAAAAGCCGGACGGCACCTACGCCTACAAGCCGCAGCCGATCATTAATGCCGCAGAGGCCAACCGCGCAGCACAGATCAAGACGCTCTACGATGCTAAGAAGTTCGTGCCGGTCAACTCAACCGAGTTTGGCAAGCGCAAGGTCAACGGACGCGAGGTCATCGGCGGGCCGGTGCTGCCGCCGCAGTTTGACCTCTTCACGCAATTCCCGCAGCACGTCCGCCAGTTTGCCCGCGGCATGGAAGCCAGCCGCGCCGAGGGCGGAAGCTGGAACATCGACTACAACGCCATCGGCACCGGCTCCAGCGGACGCTACCGCATCACCAACATGGGCGCCGTGCGCGCCATCCAGCGCGAGACCGTGCCTTTCGGCTGGCAGGTAACCAAGCAGAACCACCTGCTCGCCGCCTCGCTCGACCTCAACGCCTTCCGCGCGTCTGCCATGAAGGCGATCAACAAGGGCGAGCTGGGCATCTTCAACAACGACATGAAGCAGGTGGAGGCAGACCTCAAGACCTACCTCGCCAACCACCGCAACGGCATGCCTGGAGAGGCGACCATCGGACAGCAGAAGCGCGACACGCTCAACGGACTCATCGGCACCGGCACGGCCGTGCAGCGCGCCGCCAACCCGCTCTACGCCGAGCTGAACCCCAAGGGCAGCATCCGCACTTGGCGCATCGACCGCCTCAACGATGCCCAGCCGAGCGGCCGCACCGGCTACTTCTTCGACTACGACAAGATCAACAACAACCGCATGCCCCAGCAGATCCCGCGGGGCGCTCAGGGGATGCCGGATGTGGCGGACGAGGTTCTCGCTGCAAACAAAACTGCGCGCGCTGCTGGTGCTGTAGGCTTTAGGGCAATAACGCCACGACACGTTGCGGCAACGGTTCGCAGCGGCGAGACTGTTCTTAATTTTGGCGCTGGAAAACCTGACTCAGCTACCGGAAAATATGCCCATTCTGAAACGGTGCGTGCCGCTGGCGGAATTGTTGACGAGTTTGACTTTGGCGCCAATTCAGTAGGCGCGCTTGGGAAACAATACGACACCGTGATGGCGAGCAATGTGCTCAACGTGCAAAGCGGTCGGAACATGCTGCGCTCTACACTGTCTGATATTGCGGCCTCGTCCAAGACGCGGGCCGTGATGAATTATCCAGAGTCTCCTCGATATCTTGACCTAAGCGCCGATGACGTTGCCGCAGAGATCCGCTCCGCGTTTGGTGCAGATCCAAAAATTGTCGGAGGAACCAAGCGCGCTCCGCTTTGGGAGGTCACGAAGCCATCAGCCGCCCCGCGTGGGCAGGCGATGCCGGATGCGCAGCCGCGGGCGCAGTTTATGGCCGACAGCGTTGATGAACCTCCGCGGTCTTTACGCGACATGCCTCAATCCGCGCTCAAGGTTTTGCATGCAGACAGCGACGTGTTGCCCAAACCGACCAAGAAGCTAACCAACGCCACGGTGGCGCTAACGCTGGCGGACATCGCGGAGAAGCACAACGGCGGGATCATCACCAGCAGCAACATCACGCCAGAGCAAAAGGCCGACTTGAAGATTCTTGGGGCCGATGAAGGGGAAGCCGCACTCAAGGCTAGCGGCAAGAATGCTGGCAACTGGTATTCTGTGGCCATCGAAGCAGCGCTCGGAATCGCTGGCGTCATCTACCGAGAGCTGTCTGATGCTGTTGCAGCCCGGAAACATGCAGTGCTCGCCAAAGAAACAGACCCGGTCAAAGCTGGTCAATTTGCCCTTCGTCTTCCGCTGGCCATCACCAGTCAGAACATGACGGTGAAGCTCAACACGCGGGCATCAAACGAGCAGTTCAATATCTTCCTCAAAACGGGCAAATTTGACCCAAGCATTGCCTACGGCGAGAAGGCCAAGTCAATCAGCGGCAACCTTGATCTGGCCAACGTGATGATAGACGAGCTTGGCAGTGTGTTAGCTCTTGAGGACTTTGTCTCTCGCGAGTTCACGGTGCGCGAGCTGGAAGTTGAGGCGTCCAAGATTGCAGGTCGCAAAATCACAATCGCCGGCCGAAAAGATGACATCGTCAATGGCGCCGCCATCTTTGGCCCGAAGATCGGGCAGGGCTTCTTGCAAAATCTCATGGGCAAGTTTGACCCAGTGACGATTGACCTGTGGATGCGCCGAACATGGGGCCGGTGGACTGGAGACGTGGTCGGCGATGGCGTCACGGCGCAGCGGCTGGCTAGGCTGATCGACGAGTCGCGTAAGGTTGGGCGCAAATTGCCGGATTCTATTAAGCGCCTGCGCACGACAATGCGCAGCATGGGCGAAACGAAAACGGGCAAGGCGAAGAAGCCAGAGCTTACAGTTTCCGAGGACGTTGAACTGCGACTGGAGGAAGACACTGCGTTTCGCAAGGATGTTGAGGCATTTGCCAAGCAGGCCAACGCAGAGTTCCAAGCGCTTTATCGGCTAATGAGCGACGTGATGGCGCCCGCCTTGGCAGCAAAGGTGCAAGACGCTATCGCGCGGGCAGAGCGCCTGCCGGACCAAGCCGATTCGATACTGTCCGACACCTACAACGCCGTCATCCGTGAGCAGTCTAAAGTTAAAAAGCAACTCGACAAAGCGTGGGATGCGCTGTCGCTGGACAAAAAGAAGGAAATGGTGGCGCAGCGGTCGCCGGAGTTTGCGAAGCTAAGGGGCAAGGACAAGGCGCAGTTTATCAAGAAGTCCAAGCCCATCCTCAAGGGAGACTGGCTTGAGGCGCAGCACCAGGCGGCGGGTCGGACGGCATTGCTGGACAATCCCCAAAAGAATGCGATCAAGCCGGCGTGGGCCAATGCAGCAAAATCCATCGTTTCGGAGCTTAACCCGATCGACATTCCTAGCGACATGGACCGCCGGGTTATTACGGAGGTTGTCAACGGCATCCGCGAGGAGCTAGAGCGCCGTGGATACAATGTGACCAACGCCGACGTGCAGGCAATTTTGTGGTATCCCGAAAAGGATTTGTGGGCTAAACTACGAGGAGAAGAAGAATCAATCTTGAAACAAAGCTATGACGACGAATTCATCAACATCGCAGAGGGGCTTGGCCTCGGGCGCGAAGCCCGCGAAGTCGCAAAGCAGATCAGAGGCTATTGAGCCGCACGATCTGGCTGGGCAGTTGACGCACGACCAGCGCGTCAGCCTCGCCAAGGGGCTTGGCGATCTATACCGGCGCAAGCTGGCAGAAGACGCTGCGCGCAAACAATAGCTCATCTGGCACGTCCAGAAAGAGACTAAGGGTCAGCTCCGGCTGGCCCTTTCTTTTTTGCTTAAGCCGCCAGCATCCCCAGCACGATGTCCTCGCCCTCCACCGTGTCGCCCTTGGCCATGTTGGCGGACGCCCAGAGCGGCTGGAGGTTGGTGTAGTGGAAGGCTTCGCGCTGTTGGGCTGGGTCGGTGAGATCGTAGGTGGCGAGGGGAATTACATGGTCAACCTGCCACACGGTGCCGTAGTTCTCCCACGTCATGCCGGGTTCAAAGCGGGCCTCGAGGCACAGGCGCAGGTCGGCGGGCGAGCAACCGAGGAGTACCATTGACTTGTCGGCCTTTAGATGGCCATGCAGGGCATTGAGCATGCGGCGGCGGACAGAGCAGGCCAGCCGGTATTCGGGGCTTTCTTTGCGCAGCTTGGCTAGGCGCTGGCGATCCAAGGCGC